ACATAATTCATCTATCTCTTGAGTAAACTTATAGTATAAACTCTGCTGTCTCTTCTGCCATGCTGAGTAATTTGCATCACCTGTCCTAGCGATTGTCCCTATCCAAAGACTTTGAGGATCAGTTGACTCTACGAAATTAGCAACAAAGAATTGTTTGACCTCCTCGTCTGGATACTTCCTTGATGTTTTCTCGAAAAAATATCTGTCCTTTCTTTTATAAAATGAATCTACACTGGCATTAGTCTTACCACCATACTGGAAGTAATCATACTTCTCTCTGGTGAAGTGACTCTTCATTGCAAGATATATTTTATAGGTGTCAAAGGGTGTCATTGATAATCTCGACTTCAGCATCTGTCAACTCAGGATAAATTGGTAACGATACAACTGTCTTCGATAACTTCACTGCATTCTCTGTAGGTGCTAGTGTGTATGGATAGTTGATTCTAGTAGGATAACATACTTTCTCTCTAAAGTCATCCCTATCATCAAGTTGAATGACAAACTTCTGTACAGCATGTGAGTACAAATCATTTATCAATACCTTATACTTACAATTCTCCATCCAATACTTAGCAATCTCCTTTCTCCTTCTTTCCCACTCCTCCAAATACTTTGCCTTGATCATCATGCATGCACAATCTAACTCACTCATCTTTGAATTAGTTGCTACCTCTGTGTACTTTGGATGATGATGGTGACGGAAGTTTTTTATAAACTCATACAACTCAGGTATATTTGTACAAATAGCACCACCATTCCCATAATTGGGTAGGTTTTTCATTGGGTCGAATGACATTGTACATATGTCACCGATTCTTTTGAATCCATTACCTGTCCAATTCTGTGCACCATCTTCACATATGATTCCTTTCTGTGGTTTGAGTGCTGCTCCATACAATCCTACCAATACAACAAGATCTGTCCACTCCTCTGCATGTGCATCTTGCATCAATCCATATTCATCTACCTCAACATACTTTATCTTACAACCCACTCTCTTGAAGGCATTGTCTGTAGCAATGAATGAGAATGCAGGAAGATATACAGTGCCATCATAAGTTTTCTTATACCACTCTGCTACAATTTCTAGTGCCTGTGTACCATTATCTACTGTGAGTGTGGGTTGCTTGTTCTTCTTTGTCAACCACTGCTCAAAGTATCTTGTATTTGGACCCAACATATGCTGACCAGTCGAGTAAACATGATCAGTCGCTTCTAGTATTTGATCTCGAAGAAACTTATACTGACGCTGTAAACCAGTGAACGTGATCGTAGAACTCTGTGAACCAGTCATAATAAATTTGTAAACCCTCCTCTAAGTTTGTTGTTGGATTGTAATCGAGTTGTTCCCTTGCTTTATCGATGCATAGGGCATCTCTGCTAGGAAACTTGCCATCTTTTTCTTGAACTATTACCTCACCATCACCAACCATATCTATCACACAGCATGCTGCATCATAAATTGTTCTTGCCTGCCCCCTTGTTATATTATAAGTCTCATTTGGTAAACCAAGATTTACAACTCTACAGATACCACTGGCGGTGTCATCTACAAAACTAAAATCTAGTTTCTCTTCTACACCATTGACTATGAGTGGTTTGCCTATCCTAGCATTGAGTAGGAATTTTGCAATCACTCTATCACCAACATCACGAGGACCATAAACTGCTGATGGTCTTATAATATTATATTCCATACCAAATCTTCTACCATAATCCTTCACCATCTTCTCACCAGTATACTTCATGATAGCATACAGACCTTTCGGAGTACATGGATCATCTTCTCTAGCAGGACCATCCATATCACCATACACCATAGATGATGAGATATAAATCAATCTTCTGTTCTTAGATATTTCTAAGACATTCAAGAGACCTTCCATCATAGTCTTGACACCCTCTTGAGGATTGATGTCAACACTCTTTTGTCTAGGGAATGACGCTAGATGCACGACCACATCAGGATCAAATTCTATTGCTTTATATAATGCTACGAAGTCACAAATATCTGTTGTCAATACTTTAGATTTTATAAATCTCTTTCTTTCCTTTACAAGATCTACTAACTCATCTGATTGAATCGACCCATAGGTGGTATGATTATCCACGATCAGAACATCATGTCCTTGTTTCTCAAGTAAATGTACGACTCTATGTCCTATGAATCCACATCCACCTGTCACTAATACTCTCATAAAAAAACCTAGGGGGTAAAATTTTGCCGGGATTTTTTTTCCGGAATCTGGTAATCTAAAAGTCGATTTTGGTTTGAGGTACGACTTGTTTCACACCTGCCAGTTGTCTATATGCTCTAAACCATTTAGGATTAGCAGGACACATATTACAAATAGAATGTGAATAGTTTTGACCGTCTGCCATCTTGTAGATGTCCTCTATAGGAGCATCAGCACGAGTGGGTTTATACTTTAGATACTTCTGCCATGCAGGATCATCTAACTGCTGTGTAGATCCAAGTGTTTCTCTTAGATAAGCTATACTAGCACATTTCCAGAGATGCCCATTATATATCTGCATTTGCGGACATGAACAATGACTCCAACTACTTTCTAGATCGTTGTCTTCATGAGGGTGAAACTTATTGTCCTCCCACTTCAACATGTCAAACCATTTCTCATCCCATGGTTCACTTATCTCTAGAGTTGAATCTAGATCTACCTTATCCTCTGCATATTCAATAAAGTCTTTTACATTTTCATAATTCTGCTTTCCTAATTTACTTACAGGACTAACATGCATACTCAACCTTAGAGTTGTTCCCCGTTTCATGTGATCGATTATCCAATCCTGATTCTTATGAAGAAGGAGGGCATTAGAAAATAACTTTACTCTGCAGTCAACTAATTCCTCTATCTTGGTAAGAATCTCCTCGCATCTTGGTTCTAGTAGTGGTTCTCCACCTAACAAACTTATATGACTATAAATGTGAATTCTTGGTAGAATATTTTGTAGATCGTCAAGCATTTGATCGACCATAATACCACTTCCGGGTGCGAGTACACTACTATTATGATTACATCCTTTGCATGCTAAGTTGCATCCATTATGTGCATGCACATTGACAGTTCTGAATACAGGTTTGTCAGATTCAGTATAACTTCCGAAGTTTTCTCTATAAAATCTATGAAATTGTTTCATTCCAAATCCGATAGAGTTTACTATCTTTATCTAGTTCATGTATCTCAGGTTTCTGGTGAAATAGACACACCGAATACTCTGGTTGATACTGTAGATAAGGTTTCTTATTATTGTCCCAGTAATGTGATGGTTTAGATCCCTCACGATAGGAATAAAATATTTTTGGATGAGTCGTAGGAGTCAACCCATTCAAATGATACCAATGATCAGTGCCTCTGTATGTCTTTACGATATTTCTCCAATCAGATTGCCATTTCTCATAGATCCATCTTATATCTAACCAAGTCATAACACTGGTATTGATTACGGATTCGTTTGGATTCATTCTAAATTTTATACCCTTCCATGTCGCTCTGATTGCTGCCCAATCTTCCTTCGACTCAAAGATAGGTGATAGATCACCTTGTATGATAAGATCCAAATCAAAATAAAACTTACGTTCATACTTCAAGAGTTCATCTCTACCAAATATCTCTATCTTACTCCACGTTGGCCACCATCCTTCACTGACTCTTGGTTGCATTTCATAAGTGTATATGTCAGGGTGTATCCCAGTAGGATCATCGGTAAAACATAAGACATCATGATCAGTTTGTTTCCTGATCGCCTTGTATAGATTATTTACATAGTCATGTGAATATAACTTACCTATCTTCAGACAGATCACACAGTTCTGGGAATGTTTCCTTCCAGTTTGTTCCATTAACATAATCAATTGAGTTGAGATACTTTATTGCTTTCTCCCATCTCTCCTCCCAATCATCATAATTTTTATCAAGTTCCTGACAAATAAATTCAAGTTCTGTTCCTCGATATTTATTAGATAATCTCTTACGTATATTTGGATGTAGATATCCAAGAGAAACAACTTGTGGTGTGTCTACAGGGATGAACTTAATCTTCATTCCTCTCTTACCAAGATACTCTGATAGTAAATCAAGATTTATGACTGACAATAATTGTATTGTAGTATTGGCAGTGATATTTACTTTAGGATGAGCAGAGATGACATCAAAATTTTCCTCTACAGTATCCCACTTGGTTGGGAATCTTATGTACTCATCATACTTACCGATACCTTCTATCGACCATTTGATATCAACAGACTTGAACTTGTCAAAATAATCTAAAATTCTACAACCTTTCCATTGAAGTCGAGTCAAATTAGAATCATAACTCAGAGTAATTTTATCAGAGTGTCCAGACTCAATCAATACATCTAAAACTTTGTAGTGTGATGGCAATATCATTGGTTCACCGCCAATGATAGTGATAGATTTTATTTTTGACGCTAGTTTTTTAATATCTAACATCAACTTATCAAAGACCTCCGGACTATGTGATAGCAAATCAAACCCACCATCTTTCTTTAGATATTCTGGTAAGTCATCGTAAGCAAGATACTCCCTCACCTCCGGAGTGTGCTCCATCATCTTTTCAGTCTGACTTATTCTGTAACTAGAATTTTTAATGTTGCACATGTAGCATGAAAGATTACATGAGTTGCCAAACAATCTCAATTTGATATCAAGAACTCTTCCAAGTGGTACAGTATCAGATGGTATCCTATGAGATGGGAGTCCTGCTTTCTCATTGTATATGCATTGTTGACATACACTATTCATTGTGTCAGACATCTCTCCTTTCATCATGTCAAGTCTTAGTTGACTCATCTCAGGAGATTTCCAATAGTTTAGTATCCCATCTTCAACAGAAGCAGTTGGGAAGTCACCGGGTCTATCTGATTTGTATGGATGATCTACATGTGCATAACAACATGGCATCATAATACCATATGAATCACTAAAGATATGAGTGAACGGTAACTTACAATAAACTCCCATCAGATAATCTGATTCCCTATAATCAAAGCATCTAGACCAGATACATCTGCATCCTCTGGGGTTCCCGCTATTGGTTTACCTCCTATATTCAAAGATGTATTGAGAAGAATAGGACAACCAGTCTTTTTCTCAAAGGCACTGATCAACTCATAGTATTTTGGATTCGATTCGTATGTGACAGTCTGATGTCTGCAAGTGCCATCCACATGAGTGATAGGATCAAGTCCAGATTGTTTTACTTTTGCATTGTATAACATGTATGGAGAGTCCTCGATGTCAAAATAATCTGCTGCCTTATCTTTCAATACTGATGCTCCGAATGGTCTCCACCATTCTCTTTTCTTGACACGGGAGTTCAATATTTCTTTACCATCTTTGATCATTGGATTCATGAGGATACTTCTGTTACCTAATGCCCTAGGTCCTATCTCACCATGTCCTTGATACCACCCAATGATTTTACCCTGTGCTAAAAGTTCTGCTGCTTCTTCAATAGTCTGATCAGTAACTTCTTCTGGTTCATAATCATCTTGACAGTATGGAAACTTACCCATGTCAAAGTTATGACCGACAGCATACCTGAGTGCACCAATACTAAGACCACCATCATATACATGGGGTAATATGTCTAAATCATATGTCTTTCTTAGTTCGGTGTTGATAACTGTGTTCAACATCACACCACCGGAGCAAGAAATCTTTTTACTTGGGTCAAACACCTTGAAATATTCTAACTGTATAAGTTCACATGCCTTATGCACAGTTGCCACGAAGTCTTGGAACTTTGAATCTTTACTATCAATACCTTTATGAATCCACTCACCACATAAGTCAAGAATATTATCAGAGTCTATCTGTCTTGCTAATTCCATGTCAGGAGTTCCGTATGCCTGTAGACCCATAATCTTTCCGGGAAAATCTACCTCCATACCTTTGAAGTCCATAGCATATCCCACATAAGATAGGAACTTACCAATCGATAGATTTTTATATTTCTTCTGACCGTCTGCTGATATAGTCAGACCTGTCCATCTACCACCATAACCACCTGATCCTCTACCATCAAAGACAGCATGCTGTGAAGCATATGATTGTGCAGAATACACATGTGCTGTGTGATGATCGAGGCAGATCTTATCACCCTCTACAATATAATCTTCACCGTGGTATGGTTTTCTTACCCTTCTACCAAATCTTTTTTTACCTGAGTCAGTATATACAATCTTTGAATTCTTTTCATCAACACCCCACTCATCTAATACAGATTTGAACCACTTATCATCTGCTTGATGGTGTTTGATTCCAAAGGCACGTTCACTCTTCCTATATTTGAACTCGCCATTAATCAGTGCAGCGATACTTGTGTCGTGCAGTGCATTACCTATGCCAATATAATTTTGCTCTGTCATAATCCTCCTCCGTTAGTTCTTCTTTATCAGACATCCATTGATCTGCTAGGTATCTGTAGTGTGGTGGGTTGGAACCCATGAAGGGATGATAGCAATTATTATATAGATGCTCAATTTTATACCCTAAAAAATCGGATACTAGATCTTCACCATCCCAGAAACTCTCCATTGAAATCTCTAATACATCTGAAAATACTTGAGAATAATTTGATACTACATCTGTATGATATGATAACACATTGAAGTTCTCATACTGTCTATGCAATCCAAAGTGTCTGCCTGTAGGATTGTCAAGAACGTAAAAGAACATCTGTGTTGCAGATGAAAATCCATAAGAATCTTTCTGATACCTTACATTTACCTCACTAAAAAGTCTTCTTACAGGATCTCTGTTGATAATCAATACCTTTATATCAAAATGTTCCTGTAATTCTGGTGCAATTTTTTGTAAGAACCATAGTGGTAGATTACCATTTGCTGTGGTGAAATCACAACCACTTTGATAGACATCTTTTATATTATCATACAGTTCTTTATAATACTTGATGTATTTTTCAAGAGTTACAGGACGATTATAGTAATACTCAGGATCTAATTTTGTATATGGATTATTATAATCTACTTCGGGATGCCTTTCTCTTTTGAAACCATACTTTTTATATGTTCCGTTATCAAAAGATTGAATGTTCTGATGTCTTTTGAATCTATACCTATAATGATATAGGTAGTCCTTCAACCTATTCGATTCTTTATAGTATAGTGTAGGTAGTAGTTCGTATTCTTTATCAAAACCCCCATGACAATACTTATGGTTTACTGCCAGAGTATAGTATAGGGGTGTCGTGGCAGAGTAACCTGTGCCGGGACATAATAATAACTTCGGTTTCACATTGTGAACTTTGCTTTAGATGTCCTCTTCAGATAGTTTAGGTTGATAGCATTACACTTCAACTTTTCTTTCAATGGTTTTGATATGAGTTTGTTGACGTTATCAATCTCTATACTGTTCTCCTCACAGTAATGACAAATTGCCTCTATGTAATTCATAGATTCATTTTCTTTGACCAGTTTCTCGATCTCCATTGCAAACTTCTCTGAGCAGAGAAAGTTCTTTTTGATCATTTCTTTGACTTCACTTTTGGATTTCATTTAGTTTTTCCTCGACAAATAGTTGGATGTACTGGACAAGTT